ATGCCCATGAGTGCAATTCGTATACGGCTCGGATTCCCCTCTCCTGCTGAGGACTTCCAAGATGACGAGCTCGATCTGAACCAGGTGCTGATCCGCAACCCGCCGGCCACGTTCCTCTACCGCGCCGAGGGCTGGAGCATGATCCTGGCTGGCGTCTGCGACGGGGACATCCTGATCGTGGATCGCTCTGTGCGTCCGATCAATGGCGACATCGTGCTGGCCATCTGGGATGGTAATCAGCCGGTCTGCAAGATCCTGCAGGTCGCGTCTAACCACATCGAGCTGCATAGCCGCAGCCCACATTGCGCGCCGATCGTCCTGGCGCCAGGCACAGAGGTCGAGGTGTTCGCGGTCGTGGGCGTGGTCCGCCAGGTCACGCGCGTTCATTCCCGCGTTGGCCGCTGATGTTCGCGTTGATCGACGGCAACAACTTCTACGCCAGCTGCGAGCGCGTGTTCCAGCCCGAGCTGCGTGGCAGGCCGTTGGTCGTGCTGAGCAACAACGATGGCTGCGCCATTGCTCGATCGGACGAGGCCAAGGCGTTAGGCGTGACGATGGGACAGCCCATCCACAAGGTGCCCACGCAGATCCGCCGGCGGCTGGCGTTGCGCTCCGCAAACTTCGGTCTGTACGGCGATATCGCCTCGCGCATCGGCGTGATTCTTCGCCAAGCCGCGCCGCGTGTGGAGGTGTACTCCATTGACGAGTCTTTCCTTGACCTCGCCGGGATCCGCGATCGCCGGCAGCTCGCGGTCGACCTACGCGAGCGCGTCCACCAATGGACTGGTATCCCGAACTGTATCGGCATCGCGCCGACGAAGACCTTGGCCAAGCTGGCCAACCGGGTCGCCAAAGATGCAGCGCGTAAGCCGGGCAGCTACCCAGCCGGCCTGGCCGGCGTCTGCGACTTAGCCGCGCTCAGCGCCAGTGAGCTTGATGGGGTACTGCGAGCCACGTCAGTTGGCGACCTCTGGGGCGTTGGTAGGCGCTGGAGCGCCAGGCTGCAGGCACGCGGTGTATACACGGCAGCGGATCTGCGGGATGCAGCTGCAGACGACCTGCTCGAGGAGTTTGGGGTGGTCATGGCTCGCACGCAGCGCGAGCTGCAGGGCCACGCTTGCCTCGAGCTCGAGGAGGTCGAGCCAGACCGGCAGCAAATCATGTTCAGCCGGTCGTTCGGGACGTGGGTGGGCGATCCGCAAGATATGGCAGAGGCGCTGGCCACCTTTGCCATGCGTGCCACCGAGAAGCTGCGAGCCCGCGGATTGACGACGTGCGCGATTGGCATCTTTGCCGAGACGGATTCGTTCAAGCCAGGCGCACAGCACAGCCCATCACGCACAGCCCCGCTCGCCTCTGCCACTTCTGACAGCCGCATCGTGCTTAGGACTGTACGCCAGCTGTTCCAGGGCTTCATGCGCAAGGGCTTCGCCTACAAAAAGGCCGGCGTGTACTTGATGGATCTAGCCAAGCCTGAAGACCTGCAGGGCGACCTATTCACACCGGCTCGCATCGGCGACGAGAAGCTGATGGACGCCTTGGACGCTATCAATCGACGCTTCGGCCGGGGTACGGCCGGCCTCGGTGCAAGCGGGTGGCAGAACTCTCCAGCATGGGCTTCGCGGCAGGAGCTCTTGTCGGGAAGCTTCACTACCTCACTAGCAGATCTTCCGCGCGCCACGTGCTGACGGCGCGCCAGCAGGCCTGACTCAGACAGCTCGGTCTAGTTCGAACTTTCACTGCACCCTGCAGGCGTTGCCAGTCACGCGAGATGGGCGGGCAGTGCGCGAATGCCCAAGCATGGGCGCAAGGCAGTAGCTGGAGCCCCCTACAGGCCCCCTAATGGAAAATTTTTGGGATGGCCAGCGGAACAAGGTAATTTAGGTAATCCGCGCCAAAACACGCCACAATTCCCATATTTATCAATGACTTATTCAACAATATCAAAGGTAATTAAAGGGTAATTGGGAGGTAATGAGATTACCTTTTGGGGAGGTAATCAAGCTTCCAAAAAATACTCTTAAATTTCAATCACATAACTTTTTTATGGGAAGCTGATTACCCTAAATCACCCCAAAAGGTAATCTTTAATTTCCCAGTTGCATCAATCGCTTAGACTATTTTTCAGGTCGCCGATTACCGATTACCTGGTTCCGATGGTCATTTGCCGAAATGCGCCGGAAGGTCTAGCCACGGAACGCAGCCGCGCTCCACCGCAAAGCCCCCAGGCGCGCAGGGATCCGCAGGGAAGAGAGGCCCGCTTGAACCACGCGGATCGGCAGCACCAGCGCGGCCTACTGCCACCCTGCGGAGGTGCAGCGAAAACCATGAATGAAGACCGCAGGCGTGGCGGGGCGACGATTGCGCGCGCCAGGTGAAGCGAGCAATCGTGCTCGCTTCGCTGGTCAGCGGCAGCTGCCGCCGATTGGTGAACATCAAGACTGAGGAACCGTCTTAGAGGCCGCGCGTTCCAGAGATGACGATAGGGGCTTGCACATCAGGTGCGAATGGTGCCCACGCTCAGTCGCTGACTAGTCGGCATGCCCGCCACCGCCAAGCACTCGCTCGGCGGCTGCCGGTTCCAGATTGCGGCGCTAGAGCAACCGAAATTTGCAAGTCAAGCATGGGTGCAATACGCTGTTCAGGCTGCGTTTGCAGCTATCAAGGAGAGCGTTGTGAAGCATGTATGGATGGCATTGTTCGCGGCAGGAATTGCATTTGGCTCTTGCAATGCGGAAGCGGCCGCAATTCGTTGCGAAACGTGTCAGGTAGACGGTGATTTTCGTGCTGAGGCTGTCAGAGCTGGCACGGGGACGCACATCGTGTATAGCGTTGCATACGACACTGTGCAGCAGTGGTATGTCGGATCTGGTGGTGGCGGTGGAACCGTCCCAACCGCGGTGAGGCCTGCGGCAACACCAGTGGTGAAGAAGCAGACCCCACCGACAGGCGCTACTCAAGAGGTTTCAAAAGCGCACACGTTGTATGTGATCGCCGGCAACACGATTCGCCCCACTTACAACATGCCGATCGAAAGCCTTGGCTTGAATCCAGACGCGCGTGAGAAAAGCGCATACGACTACGTGACTGATGCAAACCTCAGGGCGATGGTTGAGTCGGCAGTAGGTAGCATCACCATCATGGAAAAGGTTACCGGTTCAAATGTCTTGTTAGCCATGACTGACATGCTCCAGCTGGCAAGCAACTACACCGGACTTCGGGATCAGGCACGTTTAATTTTCAGAATCGTGTTCAAGGACGGTTCCTACGTCAGCGTGATTGTTGACCTGACGCAACAGAACGGGAAATCAGAACCGGGAAGTGAGAGGACGGCTGCAGGCCAACTTATTCCGAAAGAAGCGAGTGAAATATCTGGAACCTGGACTAACTACGGCGGCGACAATCTGGCCCCAATGGTTGCCCATATCCAGCGCATGGGTGGCACGGTGTCATTTTCCTCAGGCACTTCAGGCGGCACGATCAACAAAATTGTTTGCGTAGCCAAGCGCTGCACCGCAGAGCGTGCTGCTTATTGATAATAATTTGATGAGCATATAATTCTTAGTCGGGCTGAAATTTATTATCAAGGCCGCTGTATAGGCTAAGAAGATGCAACGAAAAGGCTGCTTTAAAGGCAGCCTTTTCTTTTTGGATTTATGGTGAGTTTGTGGCCGCTAACCGCTGATGTGCAACGGCAGCGTAGTGAGTGGTCATCTCAACGCCAGTCCAGTTGCACCCCCCTTGCTCGGCGGCCACCAGCGTTGTGCCGCTCCCGGCAAATGGGTCCAAAATTCGTCCCCCGGATTCGCAAATTCTCACTAACTGCATCATGAGTTCCGTCGGCTTGCCAGTCATGTGATGTTTGTCGGTCTTGAGCACAGGCATTCGCAGCACTCCAGGCAGCACGGGCGCACGACGATCCAGCGGCATGTTGCCTTTGCTGCCCCAGACGATGTATTCGGCCTGGTTCCGAAAGCGGCCCAGCTGCGGCCGCACGCCTTCGGTCTTGTCCCAGACGGTGATGCCGCGCCAAGTGAAGCCGGCGATCTGCAGTGCGTCGGTGGTCAGCGGCAGCTGCCGCCAGTCGGTGAACAGCAGCACCGGCGCGCCATCCTTGAGCACTCGCGCGCATTCGGACAACCAAAGGTGCATCCATTGCAAGTGCGAGCGTTGGTCGCGTTCGTCACCAACGAAGTCGGCATGTCCGCCATCCCGGCAATACTTTGTCGAGGGCGACCGCGCACGGGCAGCGGCGGTCAGGCCGCCGCTCGCATATGGCGGATCAGTGATCAGCGCGTCGAACGAATTCGCTTCGAGCGTGGGCAGGATGGTCAGGGCGTCGCCCTGCAGGAGCTGGTTTTTCATGTTGAGAGCCTTCTTGGATTCGCTCGCGGCGATCGGAGGTGAGGCTCTCGGCCTTCAGGTGATTGAGCGTGCCGCAACGCGGGCACTTGACTTGGATTTCGTCGAAGGCGCCGGCCTTGCACAGCAGGCGGGCGCATTCGCCACAACGGAGGTTCTTGAGCATTGCGTGGTCTTGCGGTGGGAAAGCATTACGCGGCCGCTGGCGGCGCGTAGGGGGTAAAGGCGATCACCTCATCGCCCACCCAGTCGTTGATCTTTAGCATGCGCGCCTGCAGCGGTTCCAGCTCGTTGGCGGCCCACACGGCAGCGGCCTCGCGGATCGAGCCGAAGCCGCCTGCGTTCTGCGGCACGATACCCATGAGCTGGGGCGGGATCCGCAGCGCGGCCAACATGTCGTCGCGGGTGATGCCCTTGATTCCGCTGAACTCATCCTTGGCCGCTACCTCGCTCACCGGGATCAGCTTCAGACCGTCCTTGTTGCCGCCCGGCGAGTACAGGAACAGGTTGCGGAAGTTGCCCGGCCCCTTGGCACCCTTCATGGCATTGCGCAGGGCGTCGACATCCTCCTGGCTCTGCTGCGGGTCTGTCAGGTAGAGGATGAAACCCGCGTGCGAGCCGTTGTTGTAGTACTTGCGGCGAAACAGCGTGGCCGACTCGTTGAGCAGCGCCGACTGCATCGCCGGCATCCACTCGGGCAGGCCGTAGAGTTCTTGATCGACATCGGCTTCGCGCAGCTGGAACACGCTGCCCGGCTCGAACACGTGTTCGTCGTGCCAGGTGCGCACTTGGAAGTACTCGCCCTCGGTGATGCCGCGCCGCATGTACTTTGACAACGGCGCAGTCAGGGACAGCGCGCCGCCCAAGCGGTTGCGGCGCCGCTCAAGGTAGCCATTGCCCAGCGTGATCCAGTCCAGCGACAGCTGCTCGAAGGCCTCGCGTGTCAGTAGCCGGTGCGGCTTGAAGGTCCGCGCCAGCATGTTGCGCTTGAAGATCAGACCGGACTGCAGGAACGGATTGCTGCGCGTGGTCTTGGACAGACCGTCCAGGGCCACCGGCGGCTCGTACCAGCGCCCGTTCTGCCAGCACTCCAGATAGTCCAGCACGCCGCGCCCATCGAGCACCGGCGTCGGGTCGCCAAAGGTAAAGGCCTCGGCGCGTGCGGGCACAGCAGGCGCTGCAGGCGCGGTGGCGGGCAGCTGGTCGGTCAACATCAAGAGATCTCCATGAAGCCGGAGTTGCGCGCGGTGCGCCCTTCCAGCGGTTCGTTCTGCAGCGCGTGGAACAGTGCCCACGCCAGGTCCGCGTGGCCGGTCTCTTCCGAGCGGCCAGCGGTGAAGGTGGATTGCCGGCCGCTGGCCGTCATGGTCTTGCGGATGGCCATCAACGACTGCGCCACGTCGGTCCAGCCGGCGTCGAACTCCAGCCGCCCGTTGTGAATCACGTCGAACGCCTTGAGCACCAGGCGCGTCTTGACCTCCGGCGAGTAGCTGAAGGTGACCAAATTCGGAAAGAACTGCTTCACCAGCTGCGCTACACCGCTACCCATGCCGGTGGTGTCGATGCCGATGTAGGTCACCCAGTAGCGACGCGTGATGCGCTCAATCTCAGCGGCCTGCTTGGCGAAGTCCATGCCCCGGAACTGGATCCGCTCCAGCAGCCGGAACTTGCCACCGGGCTGCTGCGGTGGCGCCACCACGACCAGGCCGGCAGTGTCGCCGGTCTCGGCCGGGTCGTAGCCGATCCACACCGCGCGATCGCCGTAGGGGCGTGCGGCGAAGGGCTTGTAGTCCTGGCCCCACTCGACCCAGCTGTCGACCATGCAGGGCTGCAGCATCGCCAGCGGAAAAATGCTGGCGCCGTCGTCGACGAACTCGCACATCAACAGGTTGGCGAAGGCGTCCGGGCTGTATTCCTCGCGCAGCTCGTCGATGTCGAACAGGTCGCAGCCACGGCGCTGGGCGTCGAGGATGTTGACGATCTGCCGCCAGGCGCGGTCCTGGCAGCGGCGCCCGCCGGCCAGCGCGTCATGCGAGACATCGATCTGGATCCGTTGCGCGGCCGGCTTGCCCTTGTTGCGGCGCTCGCCGGTCCAGAACGTGTAGGCCTCGTGGGCCATGCTCGATGGCGTGCTGAAGTAGGTCTTGCGCCACTTCATGTGCATCGCCATGCCGCTGGCGACCTTGTTCAACTCGTTGAACCCGTAGGTCCAGAAGAACTCGTCGAAGTAGAAGTTGCCGTGGTAGCCCTGCGCAGTGCGCGCATTGGTGCCCAGGAAGAACAGCTCGGCGCCGTTCGGGAACACGATGCTGTCGCCGCCGGAGAGCGTCTCGTCAATCGTTTCACGCACGAACTGCTGCATGTAGCCGCGGAACAAGTGCGCCTGCGCTTTGGACGCGCTGAGGAAGATCTGATTGCGCCCGGTAGTGAGCGCATCGATCAGCGCCTCGCGGGCGAAGTAGTACGTGGCACCGATCTGGCGCGACTTGAGGATGATGCGGGTGCGCTCGTTACCGGCCCTATACCAGTCGCGCTGGTAATCGAAGCAGCCGTCGACGAACGCCGTGGTCAGCTGTTCGATCTGTTCCTCAGTGAAGTCGTTGCGCTTGGGCTTCTTCTTCGGCGCGGCGTTGCGGTTGGCCACCGCCGGATTCAAGTCGGCTTCGTTGCCGCCGCCCTGGTAGCGCTGGATGCGCGCCTGGCGCTCCAGCTGCCGGTGCAGCAGATCAATTTCCTTGAAGTCGCCGCCGGATTTTTCCGGCTTCATGATCAGCACGACCAGGCGCGCTTCCAATGCGCCGCCGATGCGCTCGACGTTATCTGCGCGATCCCACTCGTCACGAGACTTCCAGCTGTGTACAGTCTTCTCGTTCTCGCCGATGGCCTGCGCAATTTCGGTCACGCGCCATCCCATCCAGTACAGGAACTTGGCCTGTCTGCGGGTATCCATCGGGAGCTGGGTGGCAACGCTTTGCATGCCGACCAGGGTGCGGCCCACCTCTTAATCCCGACAGTTGAACGACGCGTAATCGCCTTGTTTACATGGTGGTTTCGTTGCTGCGCTGTGCGTCGCGTTTGACCATGGGTCATCGCAAACGCATCCAGCGCAGAGGACACCCATGTCGGGCAAGACCAAGAAGTTCCGTTCCAACTGGTTCCGCGTGGCCGTTGAAGGCGCCACCACCGATGGCCGCACGATTCAGCGCAGCTGGATCGACGACATGGCCGCCACCTACAACCGCGAGACCTACAACGCCCGCATCTGGATCGAGCACATGCGCAGCCTGCTGCCGGACTCGCCGTTCCGTGCGTATGGCGATGTCATTGCGGTCAAGGCCGAAGAGGTGGAGATCGACGGCACCAAGCGCCTGGCGCTGTTCGCCCAGATCGAGCCGACCGCCGACCTGATCACCATCAACAAGTCCAAGCAGAAGCTCTACACCAGCATCGAGGTGCAGGAGAAGTTCGCCAACACCGGCAAGGCCTATCTGGTCGGCCTGGCCGTGACCGATTCGCCGGCCAGCCTGGGTACTTCCATGCTCAGCTTCGCCAGCCAGAACCCGGACGCCAACCCGCTGGCCGATCGCAAGCAGTCGCCCGGCAACCTGTTCACCGTTGCCGAGGAAACCGCGCTGGAGTTCAGCGAGGTCAGCGACGGGCCGGTGGCCGGCCTGCTGAGCCGGATCCGCGCCGCGCTCAAGAGCGAGGACGCCACCAGCATCACCGCCGAGCAGTTCGCAGACCTGGGCCAGGGCGTCGAAGAGATCGCCGAGCACGTGCGCGGCCAGGACGAACGCTTCAACCGCCTGCAGGCCGAACACGCCGAGCAGAAGAGCAAACACGAGCAGCTGGCAAACGACCTGGCGCAGCTGCGCGAGTCGCTGTCGCAACAGCCCGACCCCGCACAGCCCGCACGCCCGGTGGTCACCGGCGGCGGCGCAGTCGTGCTGACCGACTGCTGATCCCACACCACACACACGCCGCAGCGCCACACCTTCGGAGCCACCATGCAAAACGCCACCCGCCTGCAGTTCAACCAGTTCGCCGAGCAGATCGCCAAGCTCAACGGCATCACCTCCGCTTTCCACTCGTTCGCCGTCGATCCGACCGTGCAGCAGAAGCTGGAAACGCGCATGCAGGAGTCGAGCGAGTTCCTGTCCAAGATCAACATCATCCCGGTGGACGAGTTGTCCGGCCAGAAGGTGGGCATCGGCGTCACCGGCAGCATCGCCAGCCGCACCGATACCGGCGCCGGCAAGACCCGCACCCCGCGCAACATGGCCGCGCTCGACAAGAACGAGTACGTCGCCAAGAAGACCGACTTCGACACCGCGATTCCGTATGCGCTGCTCGATACCTGGGCCAAGTTCCCGGACTTCCAGGCACGGCTGCGCGATGCGATCGTCAAGCGCCAGGCGCTGGACCGTCTGCAGATCGGCTTCAACGGCACGCACGCCGCTGCCGATACCGACCGCGCTGCGTTCCCGCTGCTGCAGGACGTCAACATCGGTTGGCTGCAGCAGTACCGCACCAACGCCGCCCAGCGCGTGCTGGCCAGCGGCAAGGCGGCCGGCAAGGTCGTTATCGGCGGCGCCGGCGCCGACTACGGCAACCTCGATGCGTTGGTGTATGACGTGGTGAGCAACCTGCTGGACCCGTGGCACCGCAAGGATCCGAGCCTGGTGGTGGTGCTCGGCCGCGACCTGATGCACGACAAGTATTTCCCCATGGTCAACAAGGACCAGCCGGCCAGCGAGAAGATCGCCACCGATCTGATCTTGAGCCAGCGCCGCGTCGGCGGCCTGCAGGTGGCCGAGGTGCCGTACCTGCCGGACGGCGCGTTGATGGTGACCTCGCTGGCGAACCTGTCGATCTACTACCAGACCGGCGGCCGTCGCCGTTACATCCAGGAAGTGCCCGCCCGCGATCGCATCGAGAACTACGAGTCCTCCAACGATGCGTATGTGGTCGAGGACTACGGTCTGGGCTGCGTGGTCGAGCACATCGAGATCGAGGCCTAAGCCATGGCCGACAGTCCCGCCAAGCGCCACCACAGCCGCGTGCTCGCCGAGCTGGAAGCCGCCCAACGCGCACCGCACCAGCTGATGGCCGGCGCCACCGCCTACGAACAGCACATGGCGCAGCTGCAAAGCGATCGCCTGCGCCTGAAGCAGATCCAGTCCACCCAAGGCAAGGCTGCGCTCAAGGCGCAGCTGCTGCCGGCCTACGTGCCGTATCTGGCCGGCGTGCTGGCCGGCGGCCAGGGCGCGCAGGATGAGGTCGTCATGACGTGCATGGTGTGGCGCATTGATGCCGGCGACTATGCCGGCGCGCTAGAGCTGGGCGCCTATGTGCTCAAGCACGGCTTGCAGATGCCCGACCGCTTCTCCCGCACGGTGGGCTGTGTGCTAGCCGAGGAAGTCGCCGATGCGGCGTTGTCAGCGCAGAAGACCGGCCAGGCGTTCGATGCGACCGTGCTGGCCGACACCGCCACGCTTACCGCCGAGCAGGACATGCCCGATGAGGTCCGCGCCAAGTTGCACCTGGCACTCGCCCGCGCATCGCTGGCGGGTATCACCGATGAGACGCCCGCCGACCAGGCGCAACCCATCGTCGCCGCCGCTGTGGCCGACCTGCAGCGCGCCATCGCACTGCACGGCGGTTGCGGCGGCAAGAAGGATCTGGAGCGCGCCGAGCGCCTCCTGAAGAAGTTCAGCGCTGAGCCTGCAGGCGACAGCGCATAACCGAGCGTCCCCGCAACCCTCGCCGGCTCGGGGCCGATCCACAGCACTCCATCGCTGCGGTGACGCCCCGACCACCGGCGATCTTTTCCGAGCCATCCATGAGCGGATTCACCGCCACCGGCGCCACCAGCGCTGCGCCTGATGCGATCGCCAATGCGCCGTTCTGGCCAGCGATCGCACCTGCCGAGCTGCGCGCCAGCATGCGCCTGGATGGCACCGTCACCGATGCGCGTTTGCGCCAGGCCATCGTCGCCGCAATGCTTGCGGTGAACGATGAGCTGGATGCCTGGGCGCAGGCACAACAGGCGGCCGGCTGGGCCGCATTGGCCGATGTGCCCAGCACCACCGTCGATGGCCTCTCGCGTCGCGTACAGCTGTACCTGCGCGCCGTGGCATGTGCCACCGCCGTCGAGGTAGCCGAGCGTTACCGCAGCTTCGACGCCACCGACAGCGCCAACCAGCGCGCAGATGACCTGTCACCCAGCATCACCGAGTTGCGCCGTGACCAGCGCTGGGCGGTGCGCGATCTGCAGAACCTGCCGCGCAGCACGGTGGAGCTCATCTGATGCGCGTGCATGCAATGCAAGGCGACACCGTCGACCTGCTGTGCTGGCGCTATCTGGGCAGCACGGCCGGCCTGGTCGAGCGCACCTACCTCCTCAATCCCGGCCTGGCCGAACTGGGCGCCGTGCTGCCGCATGGCACGCCAGTGGAGTTGCCCGAGGTAACCACCACCACGGCGGCGATGACGCCGCTCGTGCAGCTATGGGACTGATCTGATGACCGAACCCACCTCCGTATCGAGCGGCTTTTTGATCGCCACCGGTGTGGGCCTTGCCTCCGTGCTGCCTGGCATCGACGGCGATGCCCTGATCGGTGCCTTCGCCGGCGGCGCGCTGTTCGTGGTGTCCGCCGCCAAGCAACCGCTGCTGGCGCGATTGATCTATTTCCCGGTGAGCGTGATCGCCGGCTACCAGCTAGCGCCGGAGCTCCTGCGCTGGCTGCCCATCAAGTCCAGCGGCGTGGCCGCCTTCGCCAGCGCGGCGTGCGCCATCACCGTCACGCTGGGCCTGATCGAAAAGAGCAAGTCCTTCGACTTTTCCTTCCTACGTCGTGGAGGTCCGCCCAGTGCATAGCCTGGTCACCGTCCTGACGTTGATGGCCTCGCTCGCCATCTGCGTCCGCCTGCTTACCTACCACCGCCCGGCCGATGCGCGCCATCGACGCGGCGCGGGCTGGTGCGCATGGCTGCTGATCGCCAGCACCGGCGGCCAGGCGCTACACATCCTGCTGGCCGGCGCCGGCTCGCAAGTCAGTCTCTGGCACCTGGGCACGTTGATCGTGCTGGCGGTGCTCACCTACCGCGCCCAGGGCAATGTGGCGCGCATCCTGAAGGTCGATTGATGTTCACCGATACCCAGCTCGCCTCGATCATGCAGTGCTCACCGCAACGCGCACAGCGCTGGCACGGCCCACTGCTCGCCGCCGCCAACCGCTTCGGCATCACCACCAAGCGCCGCGCCGCGCACTGGCTCGGCCAGGTCGGTCACGAAAGCCTAAGCCTCTCGCGCATGGAAGAAGGCCTGACCTACACCACCAGCGCTCGACTGTTGGAGGTGTATGGCGCGCGTATCACACCGGCCCAGGCGCCCAGGTTCCTGCGCAATCCGGTCGGCCTGGCCAACTTCGTCTACGCCGACCGCCTGGGCAATGGCGACGCCGCCAGCGGCGACGGTCACCGCTACCGGGGCCGTGGCCCGATGCAGCACACCTTCCGTGGCAACTACCGCCGTGTCGGTGAGCTGATTGGCCTGCCGGTCGAAGACCAGCCCGACCTGCTGCTGCAGATCGAACCAAGCGCACTGGGCGCGGCAGCGTACTGGTACGACAACGGCCTCAACGCGCTGGCCGATGCCGGCGACGTGCTGGGCCTGGGCCGCAAGATCAACCTGGGCAACGTGCGCGCCAAGCGCTTGCCCGAAGGCCACAGCGACCGGGTCACGCGCACCAAGCGCGCCCTGCAGATCCTGGGCGTGAGCTGATGGTCACGCGCCTGCTCATCCTGCTGGCGCTGATTGCAGTGCTCGTCGGCGGCTGCGTGTGGCAGGAGCGGCGCGTCAGCGCCGCGCAGACAGAGCGCGATGCCGCGCTGCAGGCCAAGCGCCGGGCCGAGGCGGAACGCGACAGCGCCAAAGGTTCCACCACCGTCGTGACGCAGTACGTCGACCGCGTGCAGATCGTGCGCGAAGCCGGCGCCACCATCACCCGCGAGATCCCGATCTATGTCACCCAGAAAGCAGACGCTGCTTGCGCTATCCCTGCTGGCTTTGTGCGGCTGCACGACGCCGCCGCCTCGGGCAACCCTGCCGGGCCGCCCACCGGAGATCCTGATGCGCCGGCCGCCGGCATTACGCTCTCTGCCGTCGCCTCCACTGTCGCCGACAACTACACCAGCTGCCACGCCACCGCCGAGCAGCTGAGCGCGCTGCAGGACTGGATCGACCTGCACGCACCGGAGCCGGCGCCATGATCAAGCCCGCCAGTCTGCGCGCGCATCTGGTCGCAGCCTTGCCGGATCTGGCACGCGATGCAGACCGGCTACTGGTGTTCATCGACGCCGGCAGCCTGGTCAGCACGTTCCAGCCGGGGCTGTCGTTCGAGTACCAGTACACGCTCAATCTGATCCTGACCGACTATGCCGGCCACCCCGACAGCGTGATGCTGCCGCTGCTGGAATGGGTGCAGGTCAATCAATCCGAACTACTGTCCAATCCTACGCGCCGTGGCGAGATTGCCTTCGAGGCCGACATCCTCGCCAACGACGCGGTGGACCTGTCGATCAAGTTACCGCTGACCGAGCGCGTCGTGGTCACAGCGAAGGACGGTGGCGGCTATGACATGATGCATGCGCCTGAGCCGGTGATCGATCCCACATGGATGAGCTGACCGCGCTGGAGAACTGGGCCGCGCCGCTACTGGCCCGTCTGCAGCCGGGCGAACGCCGCACGCTGGCCCGCAAGATCGGAACGGAACTGCGGCGCTCGCAGAGCCAGCGCATCGGCAAGCAACAAGCGCCCGACGGCTCGCCCTACGCACCGCGCAAAAAACAGTTTCGAGAGAAGTCCGGGCGCGTCAAGCGCGCGAAGATGTTTGCCAAGCTACGGCAGGCCAAGTACTTCAAAGTCAGCACCAGCCCTAACCAAGTGAGCGTGGGGTTTGTTGGGCGTGTGTCGCGCATCGCGCGCGTGCACCAAGACGGTTTGACCGAGCGGGTGCGGGCTGATGGTCCGACAGCACGTTACGAGAAGCGAGTGCTGTTGGGCTTCAATCAGTCAGACCACAAGATGGTTTTAGATTTGCTGATTGAGCATCTGGCCGAGCATCGCTAGTTTCCTGCTGCCAAGCCAACTAGCGACAAGCGAACTCAAGCTTTATGCGACATTGTGCATAGAGGTTCCGGCGAATTAGACTCACGAGAGGGAGAACTCGGGGGTGCCTTTCGATGGAAATATCTGACGAAACGATCAGAGGTTCGCTGCGTCTTATCGGTAACGACGACTTGCTGAAGCGCTGCGCAAAAGGCCATTTTAACAAGCAGGCATTGCCCATTGCCCAGGCTGAGCTTGAGCGACGAGGACTAGATGTTTCCGAAGACGCCATCGCTCGGATGGAGACACGCGAAGAAGAAGACAACAATGCAATACACCGTCGCCAGAAATCGACCGCGAAGCGTTTCGCATTGCGCTTATTTTTGGGAATACTGGGCACTGCAAGTGCTGGTGTTGCCGCATTTTTAGTTGCACTTCGATGAAACGCAACTCAATTCGATTAGCGCTTGTTGATGGCGTGCGATCGCCTCCTATTGCTGGTGCGAAGGGTGAGTGTCCAACCTGCGGATCTGCAATGGTCGCCAAGTGCGGACCCAAGGTCATTCACCACTGGGCACACAAAGGGCGCCTCGAATGCGATCCGTGGTGGGAGGGCATGACTCAATGGCATCTGGATTGGCAAGCTAATTGGCCTTTGGAATGCCGCGAAATAAATCATAAAGCCCCAGATGGCGAGATACATCGCTGCGACGTGAAGACTCAATCAGGAATTTATGTTGAGATCCAGCATTCGGCGATGACAGATGTCGAGCGACAATCTCGGGAGGATTTCTATCAAAATTTAGTATGGATTATCGATGGCGCCAAGTTCGCCAAGAACTTCACCGTGCACCACATTCTTCCGGATCCTTCACTAGAGTGGGCAAAAAATTTAAGTTGGTATCCCGTTGAACATCCAAGTCATCGGGGCACAAGTCGTGGAATGTACGTAAAACGCTCGTTAGTTGAGGAAGACAGAGAGAAGTACCCAGACTTAAATATGGGGATTATATTCTTCCTGCCAAACGATCAAGAAATGTTCGAAGAAGCATACGTCGGCCATCACCAGTATTCTTGGTTACGCCCTCATAGCACTTGGCTCACTGCTACGCGCCCTGTCTACATCGATTTCGGTGATGATTTTATTTATCGACTTGAAAGGTATCCAATTGGAGGGATCCCATGCGTTAGATTACTAAGTAAATCAACGTTTATCTCTGAGCTTTCCTCAAAAAAAATGGCCTCCGATGTTTGCCTCTGAATTGCGAGCCCATTGCCATTACTAATCTCAAAAATACCCACAAGGAAGCGAGATTAATGTTCTTTCATATCGACGAGACTGGGAACACGGGTAACGACCTCTTCAATAAGGATCAGCCGAGGTTAGGCTATGGCGTTTTATCAAGCAGAATGAATGTTGACGCAATCGGAGTTGATCTTCATAGGAAGATGCTTCAAGCAGTGAAATCGACTGAACTTCACGCGAAAGATTTGCGTGCATCTGGAATCGTTAAAATCTCAGATCTACTTTTCAAACTTCAAGACAAGATGAGTTTTGATTTTGATTATTATTTTATAGAAAAAAGGACGCACGCCATAGTTCTTTTCTTTGATGCGGTCTTTGATGCCGGGCTAAACCCTGCAGTCAAATGGGAGATATATTGGACGCCAATGCGATTTATGATACTCCATAAGCTAGCCTATATCTTGGACGAAAACCTACTTCGCAAATCGTGGAGTTTATGCACAGACCGTAAAATTGAAAACCGCGAATCAGATATTGTTGAACTGCTTGCGGAAATAAAAGCAAGAACTTCGAATAGTGACCTGGACCCCAGAAGCATAGAGATCATCTTGGACGCCCTTTCATACGGGATAAAAAACCCAATGGCGCTGGATTTTGGCTATCCAGATAAAAAAATCGTATCTCCCAATGCTGTTGGCTTCCAGTTTGTAGTGAGCGCTATGGCTAGAAGACTCAGAAGCAAGGGACTCAAAGATGCGTCTTCAATCATTGTCGATCGACAAAATGAGTTTAACAGAGCTCAGATTGAAACCCATCGGGTGCAAGGACTGATCAAGCAGGGAATGCAGCATGCGCCCTTAGAGGACAGACGGGCTATTCTGAATCACCCACTATACAAGCACATGGACGTTGACGAAATTCTTGGAAGAGGCCATCCGGCCAGAGAGATAACTGTTATGGATAGCAGTAAATCAATTGGACTTCAGATTGTTGACATCTATCTCTGGATGGCGCAGCGGATGGTGACCAACCAACTTCCGCAAGAGCTATATCAGCTAGCAAGAAAAATATTCCGCAGGTCTTCGATAGATGGGATCAGCATGGACGGAATGGAAACACGTTTTAACGGCTTTATGGCCGATATCGTCAGCTATGGAGATCCGTCACAAGAACAGTTGCGTGCGGCGGCCGAGAATATCGAAAAGCACAGAGTTAAAGTTCGGGACATGAGTCTTGAGTGATCTCTATCAGTATGAAATCTACCGAGACGACACTAATCGTGGCATGTAATTTTAGGCTTTACTAGACAAGTGCATTGGCTCATTGGCGCAAAGAGGGGAGTCTATAACAAATCCCTCTCTCAGCATGCGCTATGGCTTCCTTCACTGCGGTAGATCTATCCAAGCTCCAAGCTCCCGACCTTATAGAGGCGCTGGACTTCGAGACGATATTCGCCGAAGCGCTAGCCCAATTTCGCAGGCTGCTTCCAGAGTTCTCCGCGCTCACGGAAGCCGATCCGGTCTACAAGCTCCTGCAGCTATTCGCGGCACGCGAGCTGCTGATCCGTCAGCGCGCCAACGACAAGGCCCAGCAGACCATGCTGGCTTTCGCAACCGGCACCAACCTCGATCACCTCGGCGCGCTGTTCGGCGTTGCGCGCCTGGTGCTCGATCAGGGCCAACCCGAGATCGACATTGCGCCGACCTACGAGTCGGACGTGGACCTCCGCCGCCGGATCCAGCTGGCGCCGGAGGGCTTCAGTGTTGCCGGCCCCGAGGGCGCCTACATCTATCACGCGCTCAGCGCGTCGGCCGATGTCATGGACGCCAGTGCCACCAGTCCCGCACCTGGTCAAGTGCTGGTCACGGTCCAGTCGCGCACCGGCGACGGCACGGCTCCGCAGGCTTTGTTGGACCAGGTCGCTTCGATCCTCACCAACGATGACGTGCGCCCGCTGACCGACAATGTTGCGGTACAGAGCGCCCAGATTGTCCCGTATGCCATTCGTGGGCGCGTCTACACCTACGCTGGCCCGGACTCGGCGGTGGTCATGCGTGAGGCCATGCGTAGCCTGCAGGCGTATCTGGACGAAGCTCACCGCATCGGTCGCGACGTGCCTGAGTCAGCCATCAAGGCCAAGCTGTTCGCCGATGGCGTGCAGCGTGTTGAGCTGGATTCGCCTGCAGCCGACATCCGGATCAGCCGCACCCAGGCCGCCTACTGCACGGCGATCGACATCGAGCATGCCGGCGTCGATGAGTAGTTCGCCGCTCCCGCCCAATGCCACGCCGATGGAGCACGCCCTGGCGGCGGTCGCTGAGCGCCTGGAAGCGATCCCGCTGCCATACCCGGATCTGTGGAATCCGGACACGTGCCCAGACGGCCATTTGCCGTGGCTGGCGTGGACGCTATCGGTGGATGACTGGAAGGCGGACTGGAGCGATGCGGTCAAGCGTTCGCGCCTGCGTAGCGCCATGGCAATCCAGCGCCGCAAGGGCACCGCGAACAGCGTCCGCATGGTGGTGGCCTCGTTCGGGGGCGCGGTGACCATCCGCGAGTGGTGGCAGCAGCAGCCACGCGGCCAGCCGCACACCTTCGAGCTGACGCTCACGCTCAACGGATCCGATGGGCGGGCTGCGAGCGCTCGGTTTGTCGATGAGGTCATCGCCGAGGTTGAGCGCACCAAGCCTGTTCGCTCTCATTTCGGCTTCGTGCAGGGGCTGCAAGCCACCGGCAACGTCTCGCTGGTCACCGGTATTCGCATCATCAACTACCGCCGTCTGTCGATGACGGCGCAGGGATAAACCATGGCACTACAACTGGTCCTCACCACCGCTGGTCGCGCGGCGCTGATCAACGCCGAGAAGAATGGCACCAACTCCGTCAAGGTGGCCAGCATCGGCTTCACTGCGGCGGCATTCGCTGCAACGGAAGACCTGAAGAGCGTCCCAAGTCAGCACCTGGCGCTCTCCAGTATCTCTGGCGGCACGACGTCGTCCACCACCATCCACGTCACCGTCAATGACACCAGCCGGGCGACCTACGAGGTACGCGGGTTTGGACTGTATCTGGAAAATGGCACGCTACTGGGTAGCTACTCCCAGCCCGATCTCATCATGGAGAAGGCGGCCGCCTCGGACCTGCTGATGTCGGCCGACATCCTGTTTTCAGGGGTTACCGTGTCTTCGGTCACGTTCGGCAACGCCAACTTCACCAACCCGGCCGCGACCACCGAGAAGGAAGGCATTGTCGAACTTGCCACGCGAGCAGAAGCGATTGCAGGTGTGGACCCACAACGTGCCGTCACACCGGACGCATTGAAAGCCGCGATCGATAGCCGCAGTGGGTGTGCGCGCTTTGAGGCGTCCGGCACCTTTGTTGTTCCGGCAGGAGTAACGGCGATCTACGTCAGCGGCTGTGCCGGCGGTGGTGGCGGCGGCGGCGGCGGAACGCGCGCGGAGAAGTCCAATGGGACGGGGGTCTACACCGCGACCGGCGGTGGCGGCGGAGGTGCAGGCCAGTCCATCCAGCGCGTGCGTTTTGCGGTCACGCCTGGGGTCAGCCATCCCATCGTCATCGGTGCCGGCGGATCGGCTGGGACAGGCTCAAGGACAGACGGTGCATCTGGAGCCGCTGGTAGCGCGGGGGGCGCAACGGTCATTGGCAACCTCATCACCCTGGCCGGAGGCCAGGGCGGCGGCGGCGGGCTGACGGGCGCCAATCAGGTCAGCGGCGCTGCTGGCGGAGATGGCTATCCGGCGGGCGGCGACTCGGCATCTATCGCCGCGGTTTCGCCCTATGGCCCCGCCGGCACCGGTGGTTCCTGCGCGTTTGGCGGCGGCGGACCGGGCGGGCGGAGTGCTGGCGAAACGACATCGGCCAGTCGTAAAGGCTATGGCTTTGGTGCAGGCGGCGGCGGTGGGGGCGGCGTGTCCAACGGCTCCACCGCCGCGACGTTTGGCAAGGATGGTTCCACCGGGTGCCCCGGCTTCGCTTTTATTGAGTGGTGCTGAGATGACGATTGGACGTTACGCGATGATCCAAGCCGGGACCGACGTGGTGGTCAACATCATCGTTTCCGATAGCGCCTTCACCATTGACGGTTTCGAGTTCCGCGCACTCCAAGACAAGACCGTGTGCGAGCCTGGCATGTACTTCAATCGTGGCGATGGGCTGTACTACTTCGACGCGCAGTTCACCCAGCGCGAAGTCATCGCACCTGAGCCGCCTGCGAATTTGTAGCACTGCTGCACCGCGTAGATCACGCAGTTACAGCACAACTGCGGTGTCATCCTGCACGCGCGCGACGACCATGACTGCATGGGCAACGCATCCTCCGCATTGAGTAACGCCATTCGCCTCGGCACCGTTGCCGAGGTGAATCTCGCCACCGCGCGATGCCGCGTGCAGGTCGGGGAGATGCTGACCGACTATCTGCCCTGGGTGGTCACACTGGCGGGTAGCACGATCATCTGGTCGGCGCCGACGATCGGCGAACAAGTCGTAGTGCTGTCGCCCGCTGGCGACCTGGCCGATGGCGTAGTGCTACGGGGCTTGTACTCCGACCAATTCGCAGCGCCTGCAGCATCCGACACGCTCCACGTGCTGGGCTTTGCCGATGGCGCGCAGATCCATTACGACACCGACGCGCATGCGCTGCAGGCCACGCTACCCAGCGGCGGCACCGCCTCCATTACTGCCGATGGCGGTATCACGCTCAATGGCCCGCTGACCGTCAACGGCAAGACGATGATCAACGGTGATGCCACCATCACCGGTACCGCGACTGCGACCGCCGATGTCATTGGCGGCGGGATCAGTCTCAAGAACCACAAGACCACCGGTGTGACCGCCGGCAGCGCGCTCAGCGGTGGCCCGCGATGATCGGCGTCGATGCCACCACCGGCCGTGTGATCGAGGGCGAGCAGCACCTGGCCCAATCGATCGCCTGCATCCTCACCACGCCCATCGGAACGCGTGAGCAGCGCCGAGACTTCGGCTCGCTACTGCCGGAGCTGATCGACCAGCCGTTCAACGGTGCCACCCGCACGCTGCTCTACGGCGCCACCGCCACCGCATTGATGCGCTGGGAGCCGCGCCTGCGCCTGACGCGCGTCGACCTGGTCATCGGCGATGTGCCTGGCAGCTTCGTGCTGACCATCGATGGCGAACGCACCGACGTTGCTCCCGCCAATGCGCGCTCGCGCATGACCATCCCGCTCCGCTTCCGCTCTTCCTGATCGAGGAACCTATGTCTACTACCTACCACCACGGCGTTCGCGTCATCGAAGTCAGCGCAGGTGCGCGCGTCATCCGCACTGTCTCCACCGCCATCGTCGGCCTGGTCGCTACGGCGTCCGATGCGGACGAGAAGATCTTTCCGCTCAACAAGGCCGTGCTGGTCACCGACGTGCTGGGTGCCATCGCCAGTGCCGGCACCAAGGGCACCTTGCGCGACACCCTGCAGGGCATCGCTGACCAGACCAACCCGGTAACCGTCGTGGTGCGCGTGGCCGAAGGCGAAGACGCGGAGAAGACCTCGTCCAACGTCATCGGCAAGGCAGAGTCCAGCGGCTACACCGGCCTGTATGCACTGCTCGCAGCACAAGCGCAGCTGGGCGTGCGCCCGCGCATCTTGGGGGCGCCTGGTCTGGACACACTGCCGGTCGCCAAGGCGCTGGCGACCATCGCCAAGAAGCTGCGTGCAATGGCCTATGTGCGGCCGGTCGCCGAAACCGTGGCCGATGCCATCACCTACCGAGGGCAATTCGGCGATCGTGAGTTGATGTTGATCTGGCCGGACTTCCTGGCCTTCGACACCGCCACCAGCACCACGACAGCGGCCTATGCCACTGCACGTGCGCTCGGCCTGCGCGCGAAGATCGACACCGAGCAGGGCTGGCACAAGAGCCTGTCCAATGTGCCCGTGGCCGGCGTCACCGGCATCTCCAAGGATGTGCATTGGGACCTGCAGGATCCGGCTACCGATGCTGGTTTGCTTAACGAGGGCGACATCACCACGTTGGTCAACTTCAACGGGCAACGCTTCTGGGGGTCACGCACGTGCGCGGAGGACAACATGTTCGCCTTCGAGACGGCCACGCGCACCGCGCAGGTGCTGGCCGACACCATCGCCGAGGGCGTGGCGTTCTACGTCGACAAGCCGATGCATCCCTCGATTGTCAAAGACGTCATCGAGACGATCAACGCCAAGTTCCGCGACCTGAAGGCATCCGGCTACCTGATCGATGCCACCGCCTGGTTCGACGGCACCGTCAACAGCGCTACCACGCTCGCCGATGGCGCGCTGCGCATCGACTACGACTACACGCCGGTGCCCCCGCTGGAGAACCTGCAGCTGTACCAGAAGATCACCACCAGCTACCTGGCCGACTTTGCCGAACGCGTCAACGCGTAACGCACCCGCCCTAGATTCCCGGAGAACCCCATGGCTTTGCCCAAGAAACTCAAAGCGCTCAACCTGTTCAATGACGGTGAGAGCTACCTCGGCCAGGTGGTCGAAGTGAAGCTGCCCACGCTGTCCCGCAAGATGGAGGAATATCGCGGCGGCGGTATGAATGGCCCGGTCGACATCGACTTCGGCCAGGAGAAGATCGAGCTCGAATGGAAGTGCGGCGGCATGATGCGCAGCGTGCTGAATCAGTACGGGGCCACCAGGCACAATGCCGTGCAGCTGCGCTTTGCCGGCGCCTACCAACGCGACGACAGCGGAGCAGTGGATGCCGTCGAATTTGTGGTGCGCGGCCGTCACAAAGAGATCGATCCCGGTACCGGTAAGTCCGGCGACGACACCGAGTTCGCCGTCAAGACCTCCGCCAGCTATTACAAGCTGATGATCAATGGCTCCACCGTGATCGAGATCGATCTGATGAACATGATCGAGATCGTCAACGGCGTGGATCTGCTCGCCCCGCACCGCCGCGCCATCGGCGCCTGACCCTTTCGGCCTGGCGCCGCCAGGCCTCAGCCCTGAGACCTTCCGATGACCCCGACCTTTTCCCCAGCCATTCCCCTCGACCAGCCCATCACGCGTGGCGAGCAGACCATCGCCGACCTCAAGGTGCGCAAGCCTGGCGCCGGCGAACTGCGCGGCCTCAAGCTCACCGACGTGCTGCAGCTGGACGTCACTGCGCTGGCGACGCTGCTGCCGCGCATCTCTTCGCCCACGCTGACCATCGCCGACGTCAATGCGATGGATCCGGCCGACCTGCTGGCGGTGGGCCAGGAGGTGCAGGTTTTTTTCTTGCCGAAGGCACAGAGGGAAGCGGATTTCCCGACTGCGTAGAGGATGCGATGGCCGACATCGCGGCCATCTTCCACTGGCCGCCGTCTGAAATGGACGGCTGGTCGCTGCACGAACTCACGGCGTGGCGCGAGCGTGCCCGCCTGCGAAGCGGAGCCGAATGATGCCCCACCCCACGAACGAGGCCGCCTAGATGGCGGCCTCCGACAATCTGCGCCTGCAGGTCATCCTGGCCGCCGTCGACCGTGCCACCGGCCCGTTCCGGCGCGTGTTGAGCGGCAGCCGCGGCGTTGCCACCGCGCTGCGCAACCAGCGTGACGCGCTGCGTCAGCTCAACAGTCAGCAACGCGATATCGGCGCCTATCGTGAGCAGGTGGCGCAGGCACAGCGCGCCAAGGCCGCGCTCGATGCGCAGCGGCAATCGGTACGCACGCTTGCCCAGCAGATCAAGGCCACCGGCACGCCCACCGCAGCCATGAATGCCGAGTTTGAGCGCGCCGTGCGTACCGCACGCGAACTCAAGAGCGCACACGGTGCGCAGGAGGCCGGCCTGCAGCGCCTGCGTGGTCGCCTCGAAACGGCCGGAATCAGCACCCGCGAGTTGGTCACGCACGAGCGCCGTTTACGCGGCGAGATCGACAGCACCAACGCAGCCATGCGCGCCCAGCAGCAGCGCCTGGTGGCGATCGATGCTGCCCAGCGCCGTACCGCCCGCATCCAGAGCGCCGGCCTGCAGGCGAGTGCCTACGGCGCCGGCATGGCCTTCGCCGGCCAGCGCGCACTGGGTGCCTCGGTACTACCGATCAGCGATGCGATGGAGTTCGAGTCGGCCATGGCTGACGTGCGCAAGGTGGTGGACTTCAAGACGCCGCAGCAGTTCCTGCACATGGGCCGCGATGTCGAGAACCTCTCCATGCGCCTGCCGATGCTGCCGGCGGACATTGCCAAGATCGTCGCGGCCGCCGGCCAGGCGGCGATCCCGCGCCAGGAGCTGGTCCGCTTCGCCGAGGACGCGGCCAAGATGGGCGTGGCCTTCGACAGCAGCGCCGAGGAAGCCGGCCAGACCATGGCCACCTGGCGCACGGCGTTCCGCATGGGCCAGGCCGAAGTGGTCGTCCTGGCTGACAAGATCAATTACCTCGGCAACACCGGTCCGGCCAGCGTCAACAAGATCAGCGCGGTGGTGAACCGCATTGGTGCTCTGGGCGAGGTGGCCGGCCTGCAGAGCGGGCCGCTGGCGGCACTGGGCGCCACCGTCGCCGGCATGGGCATCGAGTCGGAAGTCTCGGCCACCGGCATCAAGAACATGCTGCTCACCCTGGCCTCGGGCGAGTCGGCCACCAAGAGCCAGCGCGAGGCCTTCGACAAGCTGAGCATCAAGGCCACCGCCATGGCGGAGGTCATGCAGAAGGACGCAGGCGGGGCGATCATGTCGGTGCTGCAGAAGCTGCGCGCACTGCCCAAGGCCGAGCAGGCCGCCACCATGACGCAGCTGTTCGGACGTGAGTCGATCGGCGCCATCGCACCGCTGCTGACCAATCTGGAGCTGCTGCAGGGCAACTTTGCCAAGGTCGCCGATGCGCAGCGCTATGGCGGCTCGATGTCGGCAGAGTACGCCTCGCGGGTGGCCACCTCGGCCAACTCGCTGCAGCTGCTGAAGAACACTGCCGTGGTGGTGTCGCAATCGATCGGCCAGGCGCTGCTGCCGCAGTTCAAGGCACTGACCGAGCGCACGGCTGCGGTGGTCGGCCAGGTCACGACGTGGATCCGCGCCAATCCGATGCTGGTTGGTGCGATCGCCAAGACGGCGATCGCCGGCGCCGCGCTGGTCACTATCCTGGGCGGCCTGCTGGTGGCCGGCGGCGTGGCCGCAATGGCGTTCTCGCAGATCCACGGCGCTGTGGCGCTGCTGTCGGGCGGTGGCGGCTTTGGTGCGCTGGTGCGCCAGGGGCTGGCGTTAGGCGGCCGCGTCCTGCCCATGCTCGCCAATGGAGCGCGCCTACTGCTGCCGCTGCTCGGTGGGGTCAGCCTGCCGGTGCTGGCTATCGGCGCGGCCGTCGCTGCGGTGGCGCTGCTGGTGTGGAAGTACTGGGGGCCGATCAAGGCGTTCGCCATCGGGGTGTGGCAAGGCATCGTCGATGTCGCCGCGCCGGTGCTGGCCGAGCTGAAAGCCGCACTGGCGCCGCTGGGGCCGGTGTGGGACACCGTCGCCGCCGCGATGGGCCAGGCCTGGACGTGGGTCAAGCAGCTGCTGACGCCGTTCGAGGCCACCACCGCCCAGTTGCACGGTGCAACTCAGGCCGGTCGCGGGTTCGGGCAGATCCTGGGCGCGGTGCTGGTCACCCAGCTGCAGCTGGCGGTCAAGGCGATCGGCTGGCTGGTGGAGGCGTTTGTGTTCGTGCTGCCGGTGATCAAGCAGATCCTCGGCGGCGTGTGGCAGACCGTCCAAAGCACGTGGTCGCTGATCGTAGGCATGTTCACCGGTAACGGTGATCGCATCCGCCAGGGGCTGCTGCAGCTGTGGGCCGGTATCAACCTGCAGTTGGCCAACTGGCCGGCCAGGATGCTGCAGGTCGGCGCGGACATGATCAGCGGGCTGTTTCAGCCGTTTGCGTCCGTGCTGCCGGTCATCAAGCAGATCGTCGGCGGTGTGTGGCAAACCGTTCAGGACATCTGGTCGCTGATCGTAGGCCTGTTCACCGGCAACGGCAGCCCGTTCACGGGCAAACCCGCGCATCAGGATCGGCCCATAATCACGGTAGCTCAATAG